GTCTGCCCTTTGGCCACTCGGTCAACGTAAGTTCCAACACAATGGTGAAGGGCAGCTCCTTCATTCTTGATTTCCTGTGTATCTCTTGGCACTCTCAATATCAATCCTTTTCCTTTTATCAAGAAAGCGTTGTCTATGCCGGCATTCTCTTTGAGCATTTCCTCCAGAAGTTTTTTCATGACCTCGGCTTCCCGCTTTATCCGTTCATCTTCCCGGCGTTTCTTTTCCGCTGCCTTTTTATCCTGCAATGCTTGATATTCCGCAGCTGTCCGATCATGTACTTTCTTGAAATTCTTCGGAAAATAGAAGAACATATTGTTGAGATCATATTTCAGTTCTTTGCACCAGTTCAAATAATCAAGCCAGTCCTTAGCGCAATTCTGCAGACGTTCTTCTCTGATATCCGGTCTTTCTTTACGCTGCATATAGGAATATCGCCAACATTGTCCGCTCTCTCCCACGCGATAATCAGCACCTTCGCGTTCAATATATCTGCAGATCTTATGGATGGTCGATTTCCTGTTCTCCTTCCGGATCAGCGTTGTGTTGCATCCGAAAAGTTTATAGAACCGTTCCAGTTCTTCCACTTTCAGGTTGTAACCAGAGCTTTGAGCTTCCTGCAATAATCTCAGTTCATCAATGTTTCCATCAATAGACTGCAGTATTCGCGTGTTTTCCTTCGTAAGACCAAGAATTTCAAATATTGTTTTTCCACTTTTTCTCAGTCCCCTAATTCCATTCCGGCTTTCATATCCAAAGGCACCATCGTGAAACTCATTGATCAGATGTGCGGCCAGTTTATACAGCCCCATTTTTATAAACCATTCAAGCTGCGGAAACCCCCTGTATCTGTTGATTGCCTTTGCATAATGTATCTGTTCACTCGGTCTATTCTCCGCCAAAATTTCCAGCGCCGAGTATTTCATCGGAGTATCTTTCCATGCTTCCGGCAGGTTTCCGGGATATAAGGTGCAGTATGAACTTGCTCTGTATCCTTCATCTGTGCACCACCGTACAATACCAGTCTGTTTATACTCTCTGTATTCATAACTGCTGGTGCATGGCGTTCCGTTCGGTGCAAATTTGTAAAATGTCCTTACAATCTCGAATAATCCATCATTTGTCTTTCCATCCGGCTTTACTTCTCTATGTGCCGTAAAATACCGCCACAGAAATCCCTCTTCTCTTGGCTCAATGAATGAAACTATCCTTTCGTCCCATATATGCATCGGCATCCTGCCTCTGGCCTTGATAGTGACCGGGCTCCCGCAAAGAGGACATATCCCTTTTTCATTATTTCTCAGTCGGATTTTCGTTCTGTCTATCAGTGTGGTTCCATTGCAATATGTGCAGTGCGCAAGAGCTTCATTCTTCGATCTCGCAGAATAGATAAGGTATCGGCTAAATGACATCGCCTTTTCTGACACCCATTTCTTGAAATCTTCCGGAATTTCTTTGACTGTTTCCATGACTGCATCAATAGGGTTCGTCTCCTTTGCATGTTTTTCATCTAGCCGCCGCTGTTTAACCATATCCTGAAAACGTGTCACCGCTGTCCAGTCTTTATCATCTTTTTCTGTACTCCATTCCTTGAAGAATTTACGCATTCTGTCGATATCTGAATCCGTCCAGAAGAGCATGTTTGGGGTATATCTGTTTCCTGTCTCTCTATCCCAATGATATTTATACAGGCTAATACAATCCATCCGGTCAAAAGCTGCGGTCAACCATTTCACCTTTTCAGTGGTCAGGTCTTGAGTTATGTAATCGTTCTTTGAGAAAAATGTTCGTATCTGAGCTTCCTTTTTTCCTTTTTTCAGGCCCTTTATCGGGTAGAAGTTCAGCATCAGAAGATCTTTTTCTATCTCTCTAGTCGTAATGATGTGAGTGCCTGTTGCTCTGTCTGAAAATCTAACCATTTCGTCAGAGGCTTCCTCACTCGGAATCTTTGCTAATTTTCTCTTTTCCATGCGACAGCCTCCTACAGAAGATCAAACAATGACATCTGGCCGCTCAAGCCTCTGCTTTTTGTACTGGGTTTTTCAGTTTTCCGCTGCTTGGAAGCAGCATCTTTTTTCACTGGCTTTTCAGAAACCTGAGTATTACCTTTTGGTTCTTGTAATTTTGTCTCATTTTCCGGTCTCTTTTCAGTTGATGGATTGACTTTTTCGGTTGTCTTTTCAGTTGGCTCTTCGGTCTTCTTTGTTGTCGCAGGCTTTTTGCCTTTTTCCTTTTTGGCAGTTTCCGGTTTTTCATATTTGTGGTAATAATCCTCAGCCCATTCATACACAACCCGGTCTTCAACTGCTGTACTTCTGCCATTTGACTGCTTTCTGGCCTGTTCGACAATATAGTTAAAACACTTGCTCCAGGTCTTTCCTTCTTGCATTACATCCTCGGCAAGTCCCTGATCCTCTTCGCATCTTTTCATCAGGTAAGTAATTATCGGATCCGCAAAGTTCTTCTGAGTTGCTTTTTTCTTTTCCGCCTCCAGTTTTTCTCTGGCCTTCTGCTTTACTGGCTTTGCATTTTCAGCTTCTGCCACTTCAACTTCTTCTTTTGTCGGAGCTGGAATCCCGGAAACAATATCAGCAAGAGAGGCTTTTCCCATTGGAACTGTACCCTCCTTTAATTCATCGTCTTCCTGGGTCTCTAATTTGCCCTCTGTCGGTTTCTCTTCCTGTTCCCCTATTGTTTCACTGTCTGCAACCGTTTCCGCCTCTAAACGGTCAGTATCAGCTTCAAGTTCCTGTTTTAACTGTTCTGACATTTGTAATCTCCTTTCTCTATTGCGGCTTCAAAACTCATTCCTCTTTTCAGACGATTAAGTATTGTGCTTCTTGGTATGCCAGTTTCTCTGGACCATTGCGAAATAGTTAAACTTCTCCCATCCACTGTGTAATGTGGGGTACTTCTTCGATTATTCATTTGAGTAACCGCATCCGCCCATCTGCAGTTTGATGGCTCATAATTTCCGTTCACGTCAATTCTGTCCAAAGTCAGATTATCTAAATACCCATTTTCAAGTGCCCAATCTCTAAATGCTCCAAATTCCTGCCACTCATCGCAAACCTTTATTCCTCTGGCACCGTACATCTCGTAAGCTTGATTATTTTTGTTATCACACCGGTATCTCATATGACGCCAGCACTCATACAGACGAGTTCCTTTTCCTCCATGGATTTTGTTGTAGTCATTCTTATGGCAACCACACGATTTGCTTTTTCCACTTTTCAAGGCGGAAGCTCGAATGATCTTCTTTGTTCCACATTCACATTCGCAAAGCCACTGTGCACTTCTTGTAGCCGGATGATTCTCTGCTCTCTCTACAACAGTCCAATATCCAAACTTTTGCCCTTTTAAATCTTCAAACTTTGCCATGTATCACCCTCCCGCCTGAAATTGCTGAAAAATTTTCGCCCTTAAGCAGCTTGCTAATTTCTTCTTCGAAAATCTCATAGTCACCATCACAGGCTTTCAGCATTCCTTCGAAAATCTGATCCTGATCCATGTATGCCAACCGCCTAAAATATCCGAACCCCAAATGAAGCACATCCATTTTTTGCTCTTTGCTAAGACATCTAAATTTTCGACTAAGCTGACGTTCCTGATTCGCATTAATATTCATCGGTCTGTTTGTATTGAATGCTACAACTTTTGCCATATGTTCTCCTTTCTAACAATCTATTTTTTAGATTTATTATCTGTTATTTAGATATTAACTCTATATATCCAAGTTGTCAATATTAAATCTAATTTTTAGATATTTTTTCTTGAATATAGATTATTAGAATGTTATACTATCGTCAGGAGGTGCTGGTAATGGCTATAAGTTATAACAATCTATGGAAACTCTTGATTGATCGCGGTATGACCAAGACAGATTTGCGGATTAAGGCAGGTCTTACAACATCTGCAATCGCTCAACTCGGAAAAAATGAATACGTATCACTAAAGGTGATAGAGAAAATCTGTGATGCATTAGACTGCGATATATCAGATGTTGTTACAAGGGAGAAGGGTTAACCTTCTCTCTTGTTTTCCATCTGTTCCATGCTGTCACCTTTTGAATCCGTGTTCCCGCATCAACATATCTATATACTCTGGTGTCGCACGTTCTGGTTCTTCTGCTATCTGGTCCCGGTGCTGTTGTTCTATTGCCGCATTTTCGTGCGTGGTAAGCTGTGCAATATATTTATTTTTCGCTTCGAGAATACTCGGAGGAAGCTTTGCATCGTTCGTCTTGCGCTCGATCAGGTTTGAATATATCTTGAAGAAGTGTGCTCGGACAGCATCCTGGTTCTCATCAAGACATATCTCCCGGAAGCCAAGCCGCTTTACCGCCTCTCTGACTATTGGTGTCAGGCTTTCCAGTGCCTCTTCCTGCCTGTAATATCCATACTGGCTGATGGCCTTCTGGACTTCTCCCCAGGCTTCTCCCTGGTCTTTGAGGTGTGGAACTGTGTATTCTGCACATTTCTCCCGTATCTCAGATATCTGCGGCAGGTATGTATGAGTGGCAAACAATTCCATCAATGCTGTTTCGCAAAGCTTGTAATCCAGATCTCCCAACATGCGGTACCACATGCGGATGCTGTATTGGTCTGGCATGACATTAAATGTTGGATAGGCACTTTTGATTGAAGCTCTGATAAAATCAAATTCTTGAGGTGTCACTTTAATCACCCATCCCTTCGCACCAGCCGGCCGTTGCCTCCATATACTGATTCGTTGACATGTTCTTTGTAGCTGCAGGTGCTTGCGGTGTTCTGGATGCCGGCATTGAATTCTGTGAACGTTCTAACCAACCAGTGATAAATCTCTTGATCCCTCTCGGTGTTTTGCGATTACGAGGGTGGCTGTCAAGCCATGCCGCCATTGATCTAAACTCCTGTTCAACATCCAGTGCCGGAAACAGTTCTCTCAGTGAATTGAGATAATCAAATGTCACATCATA